CGGTCTGACCGGTGGCCGCGGGGGTGTTGGTCGCGGCGGCGGCCGCCTGGAGCTTGCCGGTGGTGCGGGCGCTCACGGTTGTTCCTCCTTCGGTTCGGCGGGGGGGTGGACGACAGGGGGCGGCGGCCGGCGGGCGTAGCGGAGCCTGCGGAGGCGGCGCTCGGCGTAGGCGTCGACCTGTTGCCGGGCCTCCTGGGCCAGCTCGCCGGCGACGAAGACTCTGGGCAGCTCCATCCCGGCGTCGGCGTACCGGTCGATCCAGCCCGTGGCTTTCAGGTAGGCGGCGATCGCGGCCTCGAACCGCGCCTCGAACGGGGTCTTCGGCTGAGCGGACGGCGGCGGGGAAGCGGTCATACGGATTGGCCTCCGAGAGGCGCGGCGGCCCACACGATGGTGGGGCGGTTCGAGCGGGTGCGGAGCCGCCGGCCGGTGTCGTAGACCAGCCCCTTGGCGACCAGCTCGGCGCGGCGGGTGCGGGCCCCCGACGGCGACACGCGGTGGCCGCGGGCGAACAGCCAGTCGGCTATGTCCTCGTCGGTGGCGGGGCCGTGCTCCACCAGCAGGTTGAGGATGATCCGCTGGGTTTCCCGCAGCCGCGCCCGGTCGACGGACTCGGCGGCGCGGTGGGAGGTGTCGGGGTCGGTGTTGCGCGCGCTGGGCGGGGGGCCGAACAGGTCGTCCTGCGTCATGACGGGGCCTTCACCAGCAGCCGCCGCTGCGGTTCGGTCACCTCGTACTGCGCGGCCAGCTCCGGGTCTTTCTCGCGGAGGGCGGTGACGTCGACGCGGGTGCGCAGCGACGACCGCCAGGTGACGACGGTCCGGCCGTCGAGCACCCCCTCCTCGGCCTCGCCGAGGAACTGCCGGAACCTGTTCTCGATGACCTCGCGGCGGGCCTTGTAACCGGCCTCCAACCCCTTGAGGGCGTTCCATTCCTCCAGCAGCCGGCCGTAGTCGTCGGGCAGCTCCACCGCGGCGGGATAGGAGTCCTTGAACACCTCGGTGAGCGCCCGGCGGGTCGCGTCGGACCCGTCGGCCTCGGGGGGGTTGCGGGTCCGGACCCGGTCCCAGAAATGGTCCTCGAGGTCGACGAGCGCGGCGATGGCGACGTCGTCGCGTTCGACTCGGACCATGCGGTACTCGGTGCCGGCGAGCAGCGCCGCGACCCACGCGAAGGTGCAGCCGGTCACCGCGAGGTAGTGCTGGACCTGGCAGTAGACCCGGTCGGGCAGCTCGTCCTCGTCGGCGCGCCACGCGGCCGCGCCCCGCTCGGTGGACGTCTTGTACTCGACGGGGCCGACCCGGCCGTTGTCGTCGCGGACGAGCCCGTCGAGGTTGGCGAGCATGAACGGGTGCTCACGGCTGCGGAGGATCGCGTTGCGTTTCCACACCTTGAACCCGGTCCGCAACGCGAACTCGGCGGCCAGAACAGGTTCGAGTCGTCGGCCCCACGCCATCGCCTCGGTGTCCTCGGAATCGGCCAGCTCGCCGATCTTGTCGTAATAGACGCCCAGGGGGGACGACCACCGGTCGAGTCCGGCGATGGCGGCGGCGTCGGACCCGCCGATCCCCTGCCGGCGGATCGCCAGCCAGTCGGCGCGGGTGAGCCCCTTCGTGGACGTCAGCACTTCGGCGGCGGGGGTGTACGGGGCGCTCACAGCAGCCCCTTCCCGGCGGGGTGCCGCAGGTGCGCGCCGACGAGGTCGGCCATCTCCCGCAGGGCGTAGTAGAGGCTGTTGAGGTCGGGGGCGCGGAGCCGGATCCGCAGCGGGTCGCCGGATTCCAGCTCCACCCCCTGGACGCCGTGGTGGTGCAGAACCCATTCCTGCGCGGACAGGTCGTGGACGAGCACGGAGCCCGTGATCTCCGGGGCCGTCATGGCGGGTTGGCCTCCTCGGTGTTGGACTCACCGCCCGCCCGTCCTCACCCGCAAGCGAGAGGTCGGTGCCCTCCCCTTCCCCTGGGAGGAGACCGGCCCGCGGGGGGTGCAGACGGGCGGTGAGCGTTCTGGGTGGTTCAGGCGCTCTCGGCGCGGCCGAGATGCGCGAGGTCGTTGGTGTTGATCCGGACGACCCGTGCGCCCGCGGGGCGCAGGGCCGGTATCTCGCCGCTGTCGATCAGGCGGCGCAGGGTCTTCTCGGTCATGTCGAGACGGCGGGCCGCCTCGGGGACGGTGATCCACTCGCCGGCGGGCTCGGGGGTCTGCTGCCGCAGGTGCGCCTCGATGAGGTCCAGCCGTCCGAGGATCTGCTGAACGCCGCGGAGGGTTTCCTGCAGCATGCTCACGCCGCGTTCACCGGGGGCTCGCGGACGTAGGAGCGCCGGTTGTCCGACAGCTCCGCGATGTGGGAGATCGGCACGCCGAGCGCCAGGGCGATCCTCTTCAGCAGCGGGACGCTGCCGACGCGGACGCCGCGCTCGATGCGGCTCAGGTGCGTGGCCGACACGCCGGTCTCGACGGCGAGCTGCTGGAGACTCCAGCCTTTTTCGATTCGGAGCCGGGCGATCTCCCGGCCCAGCGAAGTGTGTCCACCCTTCATGTGGCTGAGAGTGTCAGATCGTGGCAGCACTTGCAAGCATCTACTGCCACAAGTTGTTACGCCGCTTCCCCCGTTCGGGGGGGCCCGGAGCCCCTAGCGGTGGACAACTCCGCAGGTCACGTGTTTTTCTGGTGGTGCCAGTTCGTGCCACAATGGACCACAAGTTGTTATGGTCGGAGGATGAGCGTGGAGATCGGCACCGCCGCACCCGAGGCAGAGCAGGCCAGAGCGTTCGCGGCGTGGCTGCGCACCGAGCGCGAACGCCGCGGCCTGAGCATCAACCAGCTGTCGAGCCGATCCGGCATCTCGTACTCCGCGATGCGCCAGTACGAGGCCGGCACGCGGATGTCCCACGGCAGGCCGATACCGGCCTCGCCCAGCAACAAGGCGCTCTACGGCATCGCGCAGGGGCTGGACCTGCCGCCCGAGATCGTGTTCAGCGCCGCCGGGCGTGGCGACCGCTACCAGCCCCGGCAGCCCGCCGTGGAGTCCTACTACGAACGCCTCGAGGCGCTCGAGGAGCAGGCGCGGGCGGTATACGAAGCCGTGCGCGCGCTGCGCCGTACGCGAGGATGAGCAGTTCCCCCAGAAGCTGGATCTGCAGGACCATGATGCTGGCCTGGAGCGAGCAGGCCAGCCAGAGGGCCTGGCGTATCGCCACTAGCTGCATGCGGGTGTTCACCACGCTGTAACCCTCCGTACCAGGGGAAACGGGCAGATCGCTCAGAGTATAGTCTTCCAGCGGAAGTCTGACTAGTCGTATGGCCGGTTGTGGCGCATACTGGTAACGCAAGGAATTACGCGACCAGGAGGCCGGCTTTGCCACCGAAACCCGATACACGCATCGACCCGCGGGTCCACCGCCGCTGCAACCGCTGCCGGAACCGCTTCGAACCCCAGGCACGGGAATGCGCCAAGTGCGGCAGCGACCGCTTCTCCTGGGGATTCCGCATCCGCCTGCCCCAGCAGAAAGGCTCGGGCAAGACGCGCTTCTACGGCTTCGCCACCGGCACCGAGGCCAGCAAGGAGCTGCGCAGGCTGCTGGGCACCGTGGACGACCACACCTACGTGGCGGCCTCGGGCCGCACCGTCGAGAGCTATCTGTTGGGCGAGTGGATTCCCAGCCGAAGGAACAGCGTGGCGCGCACCACCTGGGAGCAGCAACGCCAGCACATGCGCGACCACGTCGCCGCCTACTTCCCCGACCTGCCGCTGCAGGATCTGGAGCCCCCCCAGTGGGCGGCCCACATGGTCTTCCTCGCGGAGAAGGGCAACCGCCGGACCGGCGGGCCGCTCAAGCCGAAGACCGTCCACCTGATCCACATGACCCTGCACAGCGCGCTGAAGGACGCCGTGAAATGGGGCTACCTCTCCCGCAACGTCGCGGAGCTGGCCGGCGCTCCGCAACTCGGGCCCCCGCAGCCGCACGCCATCTGGACCCCCGACGAGCTGTCCCGCTTTCTGCACTCCGAGAAGGACAACCGCAATCTGCCCTACTACCTCCTCGTGGCCGGGACCGCCCTGCGCCGGGGGGAGGCGCTGGGCGTCCGCTGGCCGCAACTCGACTTGGACCGCGGCGAGCTGGAGATCTGGAACAACCTCACAGTGGCGGGCAACGAGGTGATCTGGTCCACCACCAAGGGCAAGCGCAGGCGCACGCTCGCCCTCGACCCGCTGCTGGTGACCGTCCTGCGACGCCACCGCGTGCGCCAGCACGAGGAGCGCCTCGAGGCGGGCCCCCGGTGGCGCGACACGGGTCTGGTGTTCCCGAAGCAGGACGGCGAGCGCCAGGACCCCCGGACGGTCTCGCAGTACTTCGACCGCGCCTGCCGCAAGGCGCGGCTTCCCGGCATCGGGCTGCACGGGCTGCGCCACACCTACGCCACGCACGCGATCACCAAGGGGGTGCCGACCGTCATCGTTCAGGAGATCCTCGGGCACTCGAGGGCGTCCACGACCGAGGATCTCTACGTCCACCCCACCCCGCAGCACCGCCGGGCCGCGCAGATGGAAATCGCGAAGGAGTTGTACGGAGGCTTCTCGCTGTAGCGGAACCCCGGAACGTCGAATGGGGGCCCCACACGGGGCCCCCATTTGGTATCCCAAATAATGCCGGGCCCCCGTGGGGCCCCCGTTGGGCCCCCGCTCTGCGCCGGAAGCACTTTTCTGGGCTGTACGACCGGGCGTTTCCGCAGGTCAGGTGGGGTGTCGGCGGCGGGATTCGAACCCGCAAGACCCTTCGGCCACATGGCCCTCAACCATGTATTGTACCGATATCTGGCGGTATGGTAGGGTCCCGCGACCCCGGTAAATACCGATTTAGGGACGCAGTACCTCGGGGTACCGCAGGATGCCGGGCCCCCGTGTGGGCCCCCGCTCGTTGGACACAAGCCATGCGCTCTTGCAATCTGATCGGGGGCCGACGCCGACCACTTCGGCCCCCCCGCACCATCCGCAGCGCCGGCATGCCTGCCCAGGGTGTGCACCGGCGTCAGGGCCCCCGCGCCGTCCCGCCCGCAGGCGCGGGGGTCCGCCCATTACGATGTCCGCACCGGAAAGTTACTGCGGGAAGGGCGTGGCCCATGCCGATGTCGGACTATCTCAGGCGGCAGTACCTTCGCCATCTTCTCGGCGTGGAGGTGTACACGCCGCCGACCACGATCTATCTGCAGTTGTTCACGGGTGACCCGACCCCGGCGGGAACCGGACCGGCGATGGCGGTCGCCCGCATGACGTCGACGTGGGTGCCTCCGACAGCCGACACCAGCGCCCTCGCGGCCACGCTGCGGTACGCCGGCAGCCCCGCCGAAGCGACCATCACGCACGCGGCGCAGTACGACGCACTCACGGGCGGGAACATGCTTTTGTACGGGGAGCTAAACGACCCGATCACCGTGGCCGCGGGGACCGAGCCCGAGGTCAGAGCGGGTGAGCTGACCGCGTTCTTCACCTGAGCCGGTGGCCCGCCGCCTCGCGGTCGCCGTCGCCAACGCCGCGAACGTCGCGCCGCTGGCCTACCGCCAGGACACCCCCGGCGGCCCCCTGGCGCGTCTGGCGTCGATCGGGACGGTAGGCGCGCGCGACGTTCGCTACACCGCCGACGGGGCGTACCTGGCGATCTCGACCACGTCGAACTTCGCCGTCCACCGCCGCGACGGCGACACCCACCCGATGCTGACCCGCACCACCAATATCAGCGCCGCCGGGCAAGGGACCGCCTGGCACGCCGACGGCCAGCGACTCGTGTTCACCTACAGCAGCGCGAACCGGCTGTACCCCTTTCTGCGCACCGGCGATGCGTACAGCTATGTCGGCGCGGTCACCAACGTCACGGGCAACGCGCAGCCGCGGGCAGTGGAATGGGGCGGCGACCTCCTGGCCTTCGGAGTGTCGGCCGCACCCTGGATCCAGACCTACCGCGCCGACGCGGCCGGGATGCTCACAAAGTTGCCGAACCCCTCGGTGACCCCGTCGGCCGTGGTGGCGTCCGTGGCGTGGGCCCCGCCCGACTGCTCGATCCTGGCGCTCGCGTCCAACACCACCCCCGGCACGCTGGTGCGGTACGCGGTGTCCGGCGACACCCGCACCCGCCTCACCCCCGACATCTCGCTGCCGGGCACCGCGCGGGCGTTCTCGCTGTCGTTCTCCCCCGACGGCACCCGGCTGGCGGTGGGCACCAACGCCGCGCCGTACCTGAGGTACTACGCCCACGACGGCGCGGGGGGGCTCACCGCTCTTCCCGACCCCGTAGACCAGCCGGCGGGGTTCGCGTACTCGGTGGCGTTCACTCCCGACAACGGCGACCAGCTGGCCGTGGCGTCGTTCGCCGCGCCCTATCTGCTGCTGTACTCCCACGATGGCGACGGGTTGACGTTGATCCCCGACGCGGTCGCGGAGCCCCCCACCGTCGAGGCGGTCGCGCTGTCGTGGACCCCCGACGACGCGCCGCCGACCGGGGGGGAGGAGGAGCCGCCCGTCCAGGATCTGGGCTCGGCGGGGCTGGGCGGCACCGGTGGGCTGACGGGCTCCGTGCGCGGCGTGGCGGATCTGGGCGGCGTGGCGCTCGGCGGGTCCGGGGGGCTGGCGGGGCGGGTCCGGGCCGTCGCGCCGCTGTCGGGGTCGCTCGGCGGCAGCGGCGGCCTCGAGGGGCGGGTGCGGGGCGGCACCACCTCCGAGCTGCGCGGGACCACCGGAAGCGCCTACGCGCTCTCTAGAACCGGATCGGCTTTCACCGTCACCCGGACAGGATCGGCTCACCTGTGATCCATCTCGATATCGACACCGTCGAGTACCTGCACGTCCCCTACCGCGGCGACCCGCCGGCCACCCCGGAGATCGCGCTGGTCCCCGCCGAGCCGGAACATCTGCCGGACCGGGCGACGCCGGACTGGCGGGAAGCGGAGTACGCGCCGGGGACCCGCACGATCAGGGCGCTGATCGGGGCGGACCCGCACGTCTATCCGGCGGGCACCTACGCGATCAAGGTCCGCTACGAGCTGGGGCAGGAGCGCCCGGAGCGGTGGGCCGGGTGGATCCGGCTGAAGTAGCGTCAGCGGGTGAGCAGCGTCGCGCGGCGTTTCTTCGGCGGCGGGTCGTGGTCGCAGGCGTGTGGCATCCCCAACGCGGCGGCGAGCGCCGCGAGCGCCTGCTGCGGCGTCGCGCCGGCGGCGGTTACCCAGCGGATTCCCTCCTGGCGCGGGCGGACGGGTACCGCCGCGGTCCAACCCTCGGCCTCTCCGCGGTAGTCGAGGCGCAGCCCGTGATCGGGGACCCCGGTCAGCGCGGCGACGTGGCGTTGGATGCGGGCGGCCAGAGTCAGCACAGGCGGATTTCCTCCACGGGTCCGGGCGGGGGCGGTCTGGTGGGTTCTACACTACCCCGACTTCACCACAAACCGGACATACGGAGGCACGCGTAGTGAGCGAGACGCCGAGCGAAGAGGAGCATGTTTGCGGGCCGGGCTGCGCGGGTCCGCTGTCGGTCAGCGGGGTCCTGATCCTGTTCGGGTCGTACCGCTTCGGCGGCGAGGGTTTCATCGTGCGGATCCTCGCGGAGCATCCGGCCACGGGCCGCCGACCGCGCGCGACCGAGGTCGACTTCCCCGATTGGCCCTCGGCGATGGTCGGCCTCGACCGCATCATGCAGAAGATGCTCGTGGAGGGCGAGCGGTCGCCGATGCCGAACCCGAGGCTCAACTGATGAGCGCAGTTGGCCACTCGCGCCCGATTCGATACACTTCGTCCCCTATGGACGTTAAGCCGCACGATGGCACCGGCGAAATCCTCGACCGCCGCCTGCGCCGCGACCTGCGCCTGTCCGTGGCAGGGCTGGTCGCGCTGGCCGCGCTGACGCTGCTGGGGACGTGGCTGTGTGCCCGCCGCGGCACCTGGGTGGGATGGCTGCTCGTGGCGCTCGGCTACTGCGGCGGTCTGTGGGTCGCCGCGCTCGCGCAGCGGTGGTTCACGTCGTTGCTGAACATCCGCGAGGGCGCGCAGATCGTGGTGATCGAGCGGGTCGTGGACCTCGAGGAGGGAACGGACGGAGCGGCGCGGTAAGAGCCGGTACGGCGGGGGGGCCAGGGGGTAGCCTCGCGCCGATGGGAATCAACATCAGCATCACCAGAACCGACGGCGGGGGCGACGAAGGGCTCGACGCCATCGTGGCCGCCCTTCACTCAATGAGGAGCTTATTCATGGCCACAATGGTTCAGCTACGCGACTCGCTCGTGCAGTTGGTGGACACCCAGAATCAGGTGATCGCTGCGAAGGACCAGGAGATCCAGCAGCTGCGCACCCAGCTCACCGAGGCCGGCCTTCCCGACGATCAGGTGCAGCAGACCGACGTGACGACCGAGCTGCAGATGGTGCAGGAGCAGCAGCAGCGCCTCGAGCAGATCCTCGCCGAGGAGCTGGAGGGCGAAAGCCCGGAGGGCGAGCAGGTCGTGATCCAGCCGGTGGTGCCCGAGGGGGAGACGGTCTTCCAGCCGACCGACCCGACCGCCGGCGGCGGCGCGTCGGGCGAGCAGCCCCCCGCGACCGGCACCGAGGGCGGCGTGACCGCGCAGCCCGCGACCGGGGAGCCCGTCAGCGAGCAGAACACCCGGCCCGCCCCCGACAACCCCGCAGCCCCCCCGACCGAGCAGCAGGGCGGAACGATCGGCGCGGGCGGCGGCGGCACCGCACCGGAACCGATGACCTAGCTTTCGCGTCTGCCACAACGCGAAAGAGGGCCCCCCCGGAGCGATCCGGAGGGGCCCTCATTGCGCCGAGTGCCGCCTCTCGCAAAGGAGAGGCCGAGTCTACGTGGTCGCGGGCGGGTCGTTGCAGAACTCCATCTCGGCGGCGAGCCGGTCGACGACGTTGGGGCCGCGGCAGGGCAGGTCGTGGAAGGTGACCTCCATCACCGCGTCGGGGGTCATCGGCGGGACGACGGCCAGCGAACGGCCGAGCTGCCGCCCGTCGTGGCCGATCAAGGTCAGCCAGACCCCGGCGTAGCCGACCGGCTCGCCCTTGGCGTTGGCGACCCGCGCGGTGGCGGTCATGGCGTCGCCGGCGCAGCGGGTGGTGACCTCGGTGAAGCGGTGGACGGGCTCGTCGTCGTCCATGACGTCGCCGCGCCACAGCGTGACCGGCGTGGGCGTCAGCGTCGGCGGCGGCGGGGCGGTGGGCGACGCGGTGACCTCGCCGGGGGTGCCGGGGTAGCGCTCGCCGGCGACGGACACCAGCAGCGCGGTGACCAGCAGCAACGCCGCGAGCAGGCCGACGCCGACGATGGCGTGGCGGCGGGCGCGGGCCTGCGCCCGCTCGCGGAGCGCCGCCTGCCTGGCCACCCGCGATGCGACCCGCTGGTCGGCCCGCTGGGTTCGCTGAATCTCGTCCAACGCATGTCCCCTGTCCGGGTTTGTCCGAATCTAGGGAGTCTAGGCGCTGTCCCCCGGTGCCCGCGGCGGGCGACCCTGGACGCCGGAACGCCCCCCGCCGTGGGCGGGGGGCGCTACGGACACGCGAAGCGCTAGGAGGCCAATCCTGGCTTCCCAGCCAGTCTACCCCCCGTCGGGGGGCGGTATCGGAGGGATCGGAGGATTCTCGGGTTCCTGTCCGGGGACTATCCCCGGACGGTGGTAGCCGCCGGGCCCCATCACGCGTTGCATCTCGGCGATGATCTGATCCTGGGTGTTGTGACGGGAGTGACTCCGCTGCACGTCGCGGCGGACGGACTCCAGCTCCCGTTCAAGCTCGTCCGCGCGGGACCGGCAGCGGGCGACCTCCTCGGCGTGCTCACGGCGCGTCACGGCCAGCTCCTCCCGCAACTCCGCGATCATTCCCTTCTGCATGATCACCACTTCACCCGATGCGCCGATCAAAACGGCAGTGGATTCACCGCGGAACTTCGCGAGCGCCAGCCCGCCGCCGAGCAGCCCCGTCGTCCCGAACACGGCGGCCACGATCGCGGCGATCTGGCTAATGTCCATGACGGTCCAGCCGTATCTCCTCCTCGCCGTCGGTGATCGCGATGACATCGCGGTTGGCGACCAGCGACCGGATGCGGACCACATTGGCGACCTGGAAGGCGACCAGCAGCGGCCCGCCGGTGGCGGCGTACCGCGGGCCGAGAAACACGAGGACCGCGACGATATAAATGCCGAGGCCGCCGGTGAGGATCAGCAGCCCCGCGATCTCGGCGGCGAGCCGGGGGCGGCCGAGCCCCCACAGCACCAGCGCGCCGCCGAGCCCGAAGCTGCCGAAGCACATCCACCGGGTCACCACGGGGAACGCCTGCACGACCGACCCGGCGGACCCGGCCTGGTCGACGGCGAAAACCGCGAGGTGGACGTACAGCAGGAACGCGGCGACCGCGCCCACGGCCAGCGCGGTCTCGTAGCAGTTGGCCCCGAAACGGCTGCTGACGACGACGCCGACGGCGGACGGCCGGATCTGCGGTCGCCGGGTCAACGCTCCTCCGGCCGCTCGGGCCGAGGTGTGTCGCCTGGAGGCATGCGGGTTTCGATCCAGAGCGCGACGACGAACAACCATACGGCCACCGCCTGACAGCATTGGAGGATAAGCATCGCGTGGTGGTAGGGGGTTTCGACCACGATGTCGTCGGCGAAGGAGGCGCGGGCGATCTCGGCGTGGGTCATCGCGGCGGCGAGGAACGCGAGCACCGCACCCACCTTGGTGGCCGGCAGGCGAACCACGAAGTGGGGGGCGACCCCGACCGCCATCGCGAGGTAGCCGAGCCCCACGATCACGTTCGCGACGGCGAAGGTGAGCAGCAGCGGTTCAGTAGTCATATCCGGTGTCGCGGTCCGGGGCGGGGGGGTGGATGTCGGGGCCGCGGTCGGCGGGCCGATCGAGCGGCACGAGGGAGGCGCTGTCGTGCTCGCCTACCACCCTGGCGATGATGCCCTTCGCGAGCGTCAACGCGAGGAACAGCAGCACCAACCGGATCCCCTGGGCTTGGCGGACGCGGATCAGCCATTCGTCGGCCAGCCAGGTGCCGAGCCCGGTGACCGCCCCGGTCGCGGCGAGGCGTTCGGCAAGATCCTTCAGGTAGCGGCTCACGGCGGGTTCCTTTCACGCGAGAACGAAATGCCGCATCAGGTCCGCTGGCATCGTGGCGGGGGGTGGACGGTCGAAGATGTGGCCGATGCGGACCGCGGACTGCGCCGCCATCGAGGAACAGATCTCCTGCTGCGAACCCGAGAACGTCAGGCCGCCCGCGGTCAGCGTCGTCAGGGTCATCCCGAGGTAGTGGAACACGAGGCCGTACTCCAACCCGATGCACGCCTCCACGTAGGCGACGGCCTGACGGCGGTCGGCGGTTTCGGCGTCGCTGCCGTCGCGGGCGGGGCAGGAGCGGGCGACGCACCGGTTCACGTCGACCACGAGGTACTCGCGGCGGTCGAAGCAGCGGAGAGGGGTGACGCGGACGCCGCCGGGGAGCGCCTCGATGACGGCGGGTGTCCCCGCGGGCCAGCCGGGGAGCACCCGCACGCCGGCGTACACCGCGACGTGGTCGTAATGGGTCCACTTGCCGCGCTTGTCGAAGGTGCCGACCCGGCCGAGGAACATCCGGGTCCGCTGCCCGATCTGGACGAACTTGTGGATGAAGCGGTCGCCGTGGCAGAGGATCAGGTCGCCGGGCATCGGCCTCGGCGTGGGGTCGCCGGGCCGGTGCAGCACGACGCCGACGGTCACTCGAGCAACCCCTCCGGGTCGCCGCGAGGGCGGACCGTCTCGGGGTCCACTCGGGCGGCGAACGCGAGTACCTGCTCGGCGGTTTCGACGGGGTCGGCTCCCGCCAGCACCGTCCGCTGGATCCCCTCCGGTTGGCCCTTGGCGTCGCCCACGACGAGGGCGTAGCGGACGGTGGTCAGCTCGTCGCCGGCGTCGACCAGCGGCAGGCTGTAGCGGCGGGCGAGCGCCGCGCCGAGCAGCCGGTCGAGCCCTTCCTTGATCGGCGCGACGACGGCCTGCTCCACGATGGACGGCTCGCGGCTGGGACGGGCGATGCCCGGCGCGTACAGCCCCTGCGGGCGGGCGGCGTACACCGCGTGCATCGCGTTGATCGTGTCGGGCCCCACGATCCCGTCGGCTGCGAGCCCGCTCTTGCTTTGGAACCGTTTCGTCGCGGCCTCCGTCGCGGGACCGAAGTCGCCGTCGACGGTGATCCGCTCGCCCTGGGTGTCGACCAGCTGCTGCTGCCAGACCCGCACGGAGCTGTTGTTGTCGCCGCGTCGGAGGACCGCGCCGGTCTTGGCGACGGGTACCGGCGCGGGCGGGGGGATCACAGGGGCGGGGACCGGCCGGTACAGCGCCTCCATCGCGGCGATGGTTTTGGGGCCGACGATCCCGTCGGCGGTCAGCCCGTGCTTGGCCTGGAACGCTCTGGTCGCGGCTTCGGTGCCGGGGCCGAAGTCGCCGTCGACGGTGATCTTCGCGCCCTGGGTGTCGACCAGCTGCTGCTGCCAGGTGCGTACCAGCGCGCCGGTCGCGCCGCGGCGCATCACGCCACCCGCCGACGCCGGGGGGGCGGCGGCCTGCCGGTAGACGGCGTCCATCGCCGCGATGGTTTTGGGGCCGACGATCCCGTCGGCGGTCAGCCCGTGCTTGGCTTGAAACCGGCGGGTGGCCGCCTCGGTGCCGGGACCGAATTTGCCGTCGACCGCCAGCTTTTCGCCTTGGGTGTCGTTGAGCTGCTGTTGCCAGGTGCGCACCCAGTTGCCGCCGTCGCCGGTGGTGATCGGCGCGCGGCCGCTCTGGCCCTGCACGGGGCGAAGCATCACCCCGCCGCCGCGGACGCCGGTGAGACGGGCCATCACCCCGTAGACGCAGCTCCCCGGACATGGCTTCGACGGGTACCAGTCGTGGTGGCCCGACACGATGTAGGCAGGGTCGATATGGCCCTCTTGGATGCCGAGCGCGATGTGGTCGCGGATCGCCTGGACCGCCGCGTCGGACGGCTGCTGGCGGGTGCCGTCCCCCACGACGCACCATGCGTAGCCCTGGGAGTTGCCGCCGTTCTGGGTGTGCGCCCCGTTCCGGCCCCAACCGCGGCCCTCGAAAATCGTGCCGGTGTTGCCGACGAGAAAGCTGTAGGCGATCCCGTCCCATTTCCGTGACTGGACGTGGAACCGTTCCATGCCGCGGACCTGGGTGGTTTCCCCCGCGACGGTGCCGCCGCCGTTCGGGGTGACCGACGTATGGATGATGACCCGGTTGCGGCGGTCCTTGCCGACCGAGCCTCGACCTCCTATCGCGCCCCATTGGGCGCGGCTCATCACGCTGACCATCGGCTCACCACTTGTGCGCCACGTCGATGACGATCCGGGTGCGGACGGGGTCGGCGTCGACCAATCGGAGGACCCGGAACGGCAGCCGGGCGCGTACCCCGAGCCCGACCGCGGTGTAGCCCTCGAACGACCCGCCGTACTTCGCCTCGCGGAACGTCGCGAAGCTGCGGGACGAGAAGTAGCCGGTGGAGTGAATGGGCGTCGCTACCGACCAGCCGGTGGTGGAGTCGCCGCCGCCGTCGTGGTCGGGCGCGAAGACCGTGATGGACAGCTTGCCGCCGCCGGCGAGGGGGATGACGTCCCCGGAGCCGATGCCGCGGAACTGGTCGACGTACTCGACGCGGTAGCCGGTGATCTCGGTGTTGTTCGCGACGTCGATGACGTAGCGGTCGTAGCAGTCGTGGCGGCCGGGGCGGGCCCCGGTGATCGGGCCGGGCGACAGCTCGGTGATCGGGTCGGTGCCCTTCGGCAGCGACCCCCAGGTGATCCCGCAGTACGGCGCGGCGTTGCCCGGGTGCGGCCCGACAAGCATGAAGAACGCGGCGAGCAGCAGCGTGACGGCGATCCTTCGCATACCGATGACCTCCCATCGGGGGAGAGCGACAGGAACCACAGTGTGACACCTTGTGCCTGACAGGCGAGCGAAATCCTGTTACGCGCCGGGTTGCTCAGGAGATCTGCGCCCAGGCGGACCAGCCGCCACCGGAGTAGGCGGCGCGCCTGTAGAAACGGGGGGTACCGGACGCGACCCGTTCCGCGAGTTCCTGGTAGCCGTAGTTGTCCGAGCGCTTGAAAGTGACCAAGGTGCCCTGTACCGGGTAGCCGTCGGCGGTCACGGCCGTGGCGTAGAACACGCCAGGGCGCGAGTCGCCGTCGGGGGGGTAGTCGATCAGCAGGCTCGTCGAGGGAGTCGCAGCCATGAGTGCCGCGTTCGGGTCCGGTGTGAGGTTCCACCACGAGCCCCAGGCCGTGCCGCCGCCCACTCGTGAATAAACGCGTCCCGTGGGCGATCCCGCGTGCGAGACGAAGTGCTGATGCGTCAGCCCGAGCCCGCCCTCGCGCACCGTGAGGAGCTGGCCTCCGGCCGCGGGCCAGCCACCGGGCCCCTGCCCCGTCTCGCTCGTGTAGCTGATGCCCTCCGGGTAGGTGGCCGGAAGGTCCGTCCCCGCCCTCGTGTCCTGTGCGATGGGTGTGACGGAGCGGTTTGTATCCTCGCGCCCGTGGCGGTGGTCCGCGCGCGCGAAGGCCGCCGCCGCGCCGTTCGAGCGCGTGTCGCCGGGCATGGAATGCGCGGTGGCGACCGACCCCCAGGCGGGCAGCCCGTGGGCGTGGTCGCTGCGGGCGATCCCCGACGCCGACCCCGCGGCGCTGGCGTCGCCGGGGGCGAGCGCGGGAATGGTGCTGCCGTAGGCGGTGCCGTGGCGGTGGTCCTCGCGGGCGTACAGCGCGGAGGTCCCGACGATTCCGCCGGTGGACCCGCTGCTGGTCGGCAGCGCCGTCGCGGGTTGCGGTACGACGATGGCGGCCTCGCGGCCGTGGACGTGGTCGGAGCGGGCCAGGGTGGCGGCCGAGCCGGCCGCGGTGACGTCGCCGGGGGCGGACGCGGCGGGGGTGCCGAAGCCTTCCCGGCCGTGGCGGTGGTCGCTGCGGGCCAGCGCCGCGGCGGTGCCCTGCGCGGCGGCGTCGGCGGGTGCGCTGACGGTGGGAGTGCCGCTCGTGAAGCCGTGCCGGTGGTCCTCGCGGGCGTAGGGCAGCGCCGTCCCGGCCGCGCTGGCGGTCGATGACGACACGACCGGCGCGGAGTTTCCGGGGGCCGCGCCGACCGGCTGCCAGGCGGTCCCGTCGTCGCGGGCGAGCAGCCCCGCATCGGTCGCCCAGTGGTACCGGCCGGCCACGCCGGGTCCCGGACGGGTCGCGAGGGTGCCCTGCAGGTCGATCGGGGCGGCGTCGATCTTCAGGAAGCCCTCGTTGAAGTCCGCCATGTCGGGGGCGTCGGTGTCGGGGTCGCCCCACTGCGGCAGCTCCCAGCGGGGGGTGCGGCTTTCAACCATGTGCTACGTCACTCCGGTTTCGGTGAGAGCGGACCAGCTTCCCGCCTCGTGCCAGTCGGCCCACGTCGGGCGTTGCGCGGCGAGCACCGCCCACGTCGCCTGGTAGGCGCGGTGGTGCAGCGCGACGCCGACGGGTTTCGCGCCCTTCTCCAGCACCGCAGAAATGACGGCGTCGACGTCGGGGGTCTCCGACACACGGGTGGTGAGCAGGACGTCCCATACGGTCCCGGCCCCCGCGACGGTGCGGTGGTCCTCGACGCGGACGTAGCGGGTGCCGGTCAGCGCGGACGCGGCGGCCTCGGCTATCGCGGCGCGGGTGCCGGCGGCGAACCCGGCGGTGCCGCCGCGGATCGCGTCGCGGCGAGCAACAGCCCCGGTGACGGCGGTCACGTCGACCCCGACGAGCTGTCCGAGCCACGGCAGCCACGCCTCGTCGGCGGTGTCGGGGTCGAGCAGGTCGGAGGTGTCGCCGGCGACCCCCCCGTCGTCGGGGGGGGTATACGCGGCGCGGTCGAGCAGCGCTTCCAGGCCGGACACGATCTCCCCGATACCGCACAGGTAGCGCAGCAGCGGGTAGTCCTCGGGCGGCGCGAGTGTCGGGTCGTCGTCGTCGTCGCGGTAGCGCTGCGGCAGCGTCTCGTACAGCCAGCGGGCGGCGTCGGGTACCGCCCGCTGGCCGCCGCCCGCGACCTGCAGGGTCGCGGGGGTCACTGGTTCACCGTGACGGCGACGGTGCCGGCGCGGGCGAGCGGCGCGACGCCGGGGAGGGTGATGTCGTCCTCCACGCCGTCGAGGAGCACCTGTTCGACGCGGGCGACACCGTCGGCGGCGTCGGCGGCGGCGACGACGGAGAACCGGTAGACGGTCGGCTCGAACGGCCAGCCCAGCGGGTCGAGCGCCGCCTCCACCGCGGCGGTGACGCTCGCCTCGACCTGTTCGGGGGTGTAGCCGGGCCGGCCGCGGACGGTCGCGGCCACGTCGACGTCGGTGATGGTGGGGTCGATCACATGGACCGCGAGGTTGGCCTGCGACGCGGCGGTGAGCGCGTTCGCGAGCGCCTGGCGCTGGTCGAGGGGAACGAGCGCGCCTTCGAGGCCGAGAACGGCGACGGTGACGTGGCCGGGGTGGTCGCCGGGGTCGCCGGCCTGCAACGGGTCGTAGTTGTCGAGGGTGGTCGCGCGGGGGTAGCGGGGGTCGAGCACGGTCCGGGCGGTGAACTGGTCGGGGCGGACGAGCACCGACGACAGGCCGCGGAACACCGCGACGCCGCGGTCGAGGAACGCCTGGCCGTCCTCGGGGTCGACGCCGCCGGCGACGGGGGAGGCCAGGGTGACGGTGTCGATGCCGGGGATCGAGTCGAGGGGGGTGAGCGCGGTCCCGGCGGGCAGGCCGTTGGCCTCGGCGGTGTAGCGGTCACCGACCGCCGCGACGGTCGTGGAGTACACCCCACCGGGGATGGTCAGCGCCGCAGTGGTGGCGAAGGTGACCGGCTCGAGGCCGCCGGGCAGCTCGAGGCGGGCGCGGGTGCCCGGAGGCGCGTCGACGTGGAACGCGCCGTTGCTGGCGAAGGTGAGGGTGGTGGTGGGCTGCGCGCCGACGTCGCGGGTGAGGCCGAACAGCCGCAGCAGCAGCTCGGTCATCCCTGCGGGCAGCCGGTTCAGCCGGAACACCAGCTCGCCGATCAGCACCGCGAAGGACTCCAGCAGCACCGCCTCGGTGTGGCCCTCCTGCAGGTCGATGTCGGGAAGCCAGGTGGCGTAGTTCAGCAGCGCGGAGCGGAGCAGATCCTGGGGGTCGCGGTCGTCGACGGTGAGGTCGAGATAGCCGCGGACGTCGGGGCTCGGCATCTATTCGACCTCCAGGCGGACTTGGAACCGCTCGTCGGAGGTCTCCTCGACGGCGAAGTCGCGGACGGTGACGTCGGGGCCGTACACCTCCATCGCGGAGGTCAACGCGGCGAGGTCGAAATTGCCGGTGAACGCGTAGTCGGGGACGCCGAAGCCCGGTACCAGCAGCCGTTCGCCGGGCCGGGTCTCGGCGAGCACCTTGACGAGCGCGAGCTGTTCGGCGTCGGAGCCGACGACCATCCGCTCGACCCTGCCGCCGCGGAGGCGGAACGGGATACCCAGCACCTCCACGGGCGGCTCCTAGCGTCGCTGGACGATCAACAGCCCGATCGCGCTGATGCGGACCGGGGTGGAGCAGACGAGGTAGAACGCGCAACCGTTGGCGAGGAACACCTCGCCGGTGTAGGCCGAGAACTGCCAGGTGAGCGCGTAGGGGAGCGTGTTGATCGTTTGGGAGTGCGCGAGGAACACCCCTGTCGGCCCGCCGATGTCGGCCTCGTTGCGAAGCGCCGCGGGCAGCCTCGGGGGGGCGGGCGACACCGCCGGCGCGCCCGGCGGCACCTTCGGGATGGGGAGGGTGAGGGTGTAGTGGAGCCGCAGGTCGTAGAGGTCGTCGGCGTCGGCGCAGCGCAGCCGCTGGGTGTCGAGATCCCACCGGCGTTGCATGAACTCGGTGTAGGAGTCGCCGCCTTTTCCGCGTTCGTGCCAGCCGAGCCGTACCTGGGTGCGGGTGTCGGCGGGGACGTCGTAGGGCAGCAGACGGCGGTCCTCGACGTACTCCATCGCGGGGTACACCCCGCGGCGGCCGCGGAGGCCCTGGTCGACGGTCAGCCCGACGACGTAGCGGTGGTCGCGTTCGTCCGTCACGAGATGTCCAGTTGAGTGTC